GATAGAAGTGAGAGACGCGGATTTCGATAAGCCAATGCGAGAGCAATATTCGGCTTGTGGAGAAGATAAGCTGGGCTATTGGAAAAAGCATCCAGATAAAGCGCCATGGGGCTCTTGGACTGATACAGAAGCTTATTGCCAGAAAGTTCACAAAAAAAGTCGTTGGTTCCATGATATTAGAGATTGTGGGAAAGAGGGGCAGGAATGATTGACACAATACAGACAGCCGGGCCATACGTATTGGCGTTTTGGTTCGGTGCGGCGTTTGGATTCGTTGTTTGCGCATTTTTCGCCGGGGGCCGGATACTTGTGAGGCAGGCGAGTATGAGTATGATTTATGGAACGATGTACGAGAATCAGCAGGGATGGCAATTCGCCGTCCGCCCGGGATATGATGCCACGGATCCGTGGTACAAGGGTTTTTACCGCAAGCCCGGGAAAAGTTGGCATCCGATTTACGGACTGAATTGGCGGAGCGCGTGGCAGGAAGCGGAGAAAGACCTCGCACAGTACGCGCGCATGAATGAACTCAAGGAGATGTAAAGCAGAACATGAAACCGATCGAAGAAATCTTGAATGACACTCGTTTTCAGAGTGTCGAGCAAGAGCCTTTTGAGAGCTTCCTCGTAAAAGGCTACTTGCGTTTGAGAAGCGGAAAGCAACGCACGTTTACTGTCTTGGCGAGCGTATATGACAGCAGCGAATACGGGCTCGTTGAGCATGTCAGCGTAAGTTTGTACAACGAAAACAGAAAGACGCCGACATGGGAAGAAATGTGTGAAGTTAAAGAGATTTTTTGGAAGCCTGAGGAAGAAGTACATCAGATCCATCCCCCGGAAAGCCAATACATTCATGGAATCTTTGGGAAGGACAACATCCTTCACCTTTGGCGGCCAGAGGAAGGATGGCCATGGGAACCGAAAGAAGTGAGCTACCGTTCAGCAGATGTAGCCCCGGTGCATAAGGTGCAGGATGAGGAATCGGAAACATCGCACGATATCGGGCGGAGCAACGTTTTTCACTGGATCCCCAACCTGCCGTTTTGGGCTAAGTGAGGTGATATTTTGTGAAATTAATTGAAGCTACAGAAAAGGCAGTACTCACCATCATGGGAAACCCCGCGACGAAGAAAAACAGCCCGATTGTCGTGAGGGGAAGAGCGGCCGTTTTACCGAGTAAAGCATACCGCAGATATGAACAAGAATTTCACCGCCAGCTGTCCGTGATAAAAGATCAAAATGGCTTATCCCATTTCTCCGGGCCTGTGCATTTAAGAGCGGAATATTACCTCGAGAATCGCGCTCATTACCCTGATCTCAACGGCCTCATCCAGGCGACGCAAGACATCCTGAGCGACGAATTCGGCACGGTTTTAGACCGGGAAACTGGCAAGAGGAAAAGGCAGAAACGCCGCCGCTGGGTACTCGAGGATGACCGCATCGTCAAGTCCCTCGACGGGTGCAGGATTGCCGGCATCGACAAGACCAACCCGCGCGTGGAAATCACTATCGAAGCGATGGAACTTGACCCGGATAATGAGACAGATCCGTATCTCATAAGACTGGCAAAATCGTGGATGGAACAAGGACTGTTTTCTGCAAAAAAGGGAGGTAATTCACTTGATTAAAAACGCAGATGGATACAATGATCCGACGGTAGACAAAGCCTTTTCAAATGTCTTGAAAAAGCCGGTGAGCGAGCAGGAAATGAAGGCACTTGCCAGAATCAAGAAACTCATGCGATTCCTCCGTTTTAGCGCCGGTGAGTTTGGATTTGAGATTGAAGAGCATGTAGTTTTGCGAGATAAGCAGAGCGGGAAAATTTATCGGTAAAGAAGGGGGGATCATTGGTGTTTGAAATTAACGAAAAAGCGAATCTGACGCTGCCGGAAATCGCGGTGGCAGAGCAGGAGGCCAGAGCTGAGCGCAAGAACGTGCTGGACCAATTCAAGAAGCACGTGATTACATCGAAGGTGGCCATGGACGGACTGCGCCGGTGCGATGAAGTGTTTGCCCAGCTCCAGAAGAAGCGAAAGCGAGCAAAGAAATCATGAATTGACCAGAAGCGGTGGACAAGGTGCTGACAAATGAAGTCATAGGGGAGGACGGGCAGACGATCATGCGGAAATACAACGACTGTGAGCAACTTGTCTATCAATATTTGCGGAACTATTCAAGGTTCCAGTTCCAGGTCAAGAGCCTGGACATGGAGGCAGACGGCATCCGGGAGCAAATCAAGGAACTCGGCGGGCTCAAGGCGGTCTGCTATGATACGACGCCCGTGAGCGGTGGGGAAGCGACCTCCACAGTGGAACGGGCAGCCGAGCAGACCGAGCGGCTGGAGAATAAGCTGCGGCTGCTTTCGGTCAACCGGAAGCGAATCGTCACGCTCCTCCAGCGATTGGATGGGGCCATGGAGACCCTCGACGGTGTAGACCGCCAGATATTGGAACTCCGTCACATCCGCGGATGCCGATGGGTACAGGTTGCGCTGGAAGTACCATACAGCGAGCATGGATGCCAGATCCACGCTCGAAAGGCAGTCCGGCAGGTCGCGGCCATCATGTTCCCGGCACAAAGTGCCGAGGCGAAGGACGCCGACTTCTTCTTCATCGGCGAGGAGACAAAAGCAAGAATCCAGTAATGGCGGGGGCTGGCGGCCCTGCTTTTCTAATTGAGTGGATTTCTCATGCAGATTTTGTGCAAACTCTTTGCAAATTCATTGAACTTTTTGTGCGCATTGAGTGAAATTCTCATGCAGATTCTTTGAAGTTTTTGTGCGTTTTTTTCGGCTAGATCCGTGAGATAATGATATTGTCCGATGCAAGGGAAGGAAACAGGTAGCGGACACCGGCAGAATTCCCATTTTTCATGAAGTTACCCCTTAGAGACAGGCCTAAAACATATGGCCTGTACGAATACTAGAGCACCCACAGCGTGGGTGCTTTTTTGATGCATAAAATAAGACTAGGGAGCGTGGTGAGCATGTGAGATGAAGCTGACAGAGAAGCAAAGGCGGTTCGTCGATTATTATGTCGAGACGGGAAATGCCAGTGAGGCGGCAAGGCGGGCTGGATATAGTGAGAAGACGGCAGGCTGGATTGGGCAGGAGAACCTACAAAAACCCACAATCAAGGCCGCCATCGATGCCAGGCTCAAGGAGCTTGAGGACAAGCGCATCGCCAAGGCTGACGAGGTCCTGCAGTTCCTCACATCGACACTGCGCGGCGAAGTCAAAGAGGAGCGCGTCGTCGTCGAAGGGACAGGCGAAGGGAGAAGCGATGCCCGCATTATCAAGGTGCAAGTATCCGCCCGGGACCGCCTCGATGCAGCGAAGAGCCTGCTCAAGCGCTACCCGATGGAGATGGATAAGAAAGAGCAGCGGTTGCGGCTCGCGAAGCTCGAGCAGGACATCAAGGCCGTCGAGCAGCACGCTGAGGACGATACGGTACAGATTGTTGACGATATAGATTGACCGTATGGGAAAAGAAGAAGGAGCTGCGGTGTGGCAACTCCTTTTTGAAACCTATGATGATTTAGATTAGCCTTTCGGCGGGTATGGATCGCGGCCATGCGAATCCTTCTGGCTGATTCTTCCGTTACGGTTGTGGATGACTAGTTCGGCGCCTTGATTTCTTGCAATATTTCGCGCTTTATCAATGGCTTCCTGTTTTGTGCTGGTTATGGCTGTGGCGCGAGAGTTCCCTTCTCCCTTTACAGCCCATCCGGAACCGCGCGGAACTACGTGCTGATTTGGCATATTCATAACCTCCTTTCTGAGATACATTATACCATCTTGGAGGCGATAACATGCCCGATAAAGTCGTGAATCTATTCCGATGGGAGGTCCTTGATTTCCCATGGGGGACGGCTGTGAGAGAAAAACGCACGGGGGAATATGTGCGAATTTTTTTGAAGCCGCAAGCGCAGGAAATCGATGTGGAGCATATCCCCGTCGAACTCCACGAAAACGGCATTGAGTTCTTAAACATTTAGAGGAGGCGGTGGAAATGCGGACGATTCGGCTGAGCGATATTGTCGCGCCGCATTTCTATGACCTTCATCGCGACGTCCAGCGGCATGGCCATACTTACTACTGGGTAGAGGGCGGCCGCGGATCCACGAAGTCATCGGAGATAAGCCTTGAGATTCCTCAGCTGCTCATCAAGAATTCGGACTGCCATGCGGTTGTTCTCCGGAAGGTCGGCAACACGATCAAGAACAGCGTCTATCCACAAATGCAGTGGGGTATCGACGTGCTGGGGCTCACAGACAAGTTCCGATTCAAGACGTCGCCGCATGAGATCACGTACAAGAATACGGGTCAGAAAATCCTGTTCTTCGGCGTCGACGATCCGCAGAAAATCAAGTCAATCAAACTGCCATTCGGCTATATCGGCGTCGTCTGGTGCGAGGAGCTGGATCAGTTCTCCGGCATGGAGGAGATCCGCAATCTTAACCAGTCCCTGCTGCGCGGCGGCCCTAAATACTGGGAGTTCTGCTCCTTCAACCCGCCCAAAAGTCAGAATAACTGGGTGAATGAGGAAAAGTTCGCGGATGATCCTGACAGGCTCGTGCATCACTCCACCTACCTCGGCGTGCCACGCGAATGGCTCGGCGAGCGCTTCTTCGATGATGCCGAGAAGCTCAAGCGGAAGAATGAGACGGCATACAGGCATGAATACCTTGGCGAAGTTACGGGAACTGGCGGCGCTGTGTTCGAGAACGTCAAGGATATGCGGATGAGTGATGAACAGGTCAAGGCATTCGACCATGTATATCACGGATTGGACTTCGGTTTTGCGGTGGACCCGCTGGCCTTTGTTTCGATGCACTACGATGCCAAGCATGAAGACCTGTACATCTTTGACGAACTCGTGCAGCAGAAGCTCACGAATAGCAGGGCAGTTGAACTCATACGGCCGCGCGTAGGCCTTGAGAGAATCTATGCCGATTCCGCTGAGCCAAAATCCATAGCCGAGATGAAGGCCCTCGGGCTCCGGATATTCGGTGCCAGAAAAGGCAGAGACTCGGTAGAGCACGGTATCAAATGGCTGCAGGACCGCGCGAACATCTACATCGACAAAAGGCGCTGCCCGAACGCATACCGGGAATTTGTCTCGTATGAGTACGAGCAGAACCGGCAGGGGCAGTTCATCAGCGCGTATCCAGACCGCGATAACCATTGCCTTGATGCAACGCGCTATGCCATGAATGACGTCATGCGCAGCGGCGGCATGAGGATTCTCAGATAGGAGGTGATAACTTGAAACTGGAAACAGCAAAGAAGCTCATCGAGAAATACGTGATGGGCCATGCGGACTTTATCGCGAAGACGCTTGTAGCTGAACGGTATTATGCCGTACAGAACGACATCATGTTCCGGCCGGACAAGCATAAAGAGCATTATGACGAAACGGGCGCGGTGGTTGATGACGCGAATCCGATCCGCAAGGCGGATAACCGGATTCCTTTCAGCTTCTACCGCCTGCTGGTCGACCAGAAAGCCTCCTACATGTTCACGACGCCGCCCCTGTTCGACGTCGGGAATGACGCGGCGAACAAGTGCGTTACGGATGGCCTCGGCGATGCGTACGCGAGGAATTGCAAGACGCTGTGTGTCAATGCCTCGAACGCCGGCGTAGCGTGGCTCCATTACTGGCACGACGACAAGGACGGTTTCCAGTACGCCATCGTCCCATCGTTCCAGATCATCCCGGTATGGAGCACGAAGCTCGACAAGAAACTGCTTGCCGTGCTCCGCGTCTATAAGGATTATGACGATGAAGGCGACGAATGGGACGTATATGAGTACTGGACCGATACCGAGTGCTCGGCATTCCGGAAGCGGACGGACTCCTCGTTTGACGGCCTGGTAACGGCTCCAATGTTCACGGATTTCTATCTGGCCGGGCTCACGAACAATGAGAATGTTCTGCCGCATGACTACGGCCGCGTGCCGTTCATCCCGTTCTTCAACAACAATTCCGGGAGCCGCGACCTTGATGTCGTGAAGAATCTGATTGATGCGTACGATAAGACCTTTTCCGGCTTTGTCGATGACCTTGAGGATATTCAAGAGGTCATTTTCGTCCTGACGAACTACGGCGGGCAGGATATGCAGCAGTTCCTGTCTGACCTCAAGTACTACAAGGCCATCAGCCTTGATTCTACTGGCGACGGGGATAAGAGCGGCGTGTCTACGCTGTCCATCGAGGTGCCAGTTGAAGCACGCGACAAGCTGCTCGAGATCACGCGCAAAGCCATCTTTGATATGGGGCAGGGCGTAGACCCGCAGCAGCAGGGGCTCGATGCGACGTCTGGTGAGGCGATGAAGTTCCTTTATGCGTTGCTCGAGCTCAAAGCTGGGCTGATGGAGACAGAGTTCCGGCTCGGCTTTGCGGAGCTCGTACGAGCTATCCTGCATGATGCAGGGCAGAGCGCGGATGCGATTACGCAGACATGGACGCGTACGAGCATCCGGAATGACGCGGAGCTTGCGGATATGTGCAGTAAGTCGGTCGGTATCGTATCGAAGAAAACCATCCTCAAGAATCACCCGTTTGTGGAAAACGCGGAGGCCGAGGAAAAGCAGCTCGAGAAAGAGCAGAAAGAAGCCGAGGCCGCGGCGGATATTTACGGCGGTTCTCTTGGCGGAACTGAGAAAAACAGGAATCCGGAAGGAGGCGGGGCAAATGTTTAAGGTCCTATGCGAATATGCAAAGACGTTCGGGGAGGATTTCCCCATTTCGAAGGTTGCCGACGAGACGGCGCACGATGTTCTTGCCATTGCCCGGGCGTGCCTGGACGCGAACAAGACCTATAGCGCGTTGACAGCGGCATCTACAACGACCACAACGACGTCAACGAGCTCGTCTGGCACGACGTCGACGACCACGAAATAATACGAGCAGAAATATTCCGACTCGAGGCAGGTAAACCTCGGTAAAAACCGGATGGAGGAATAAAACCATGACAATCAATGATCTTGTCAAATCCCTCGGTGTTCCTGAGGATAAAGCAGATGACGCGGTTCATAAGGTCAAGGACTTTCTGGACGGCGACTATGTGACGAAAGCGCGCTTCAACGAAGTCAATGAGTCAAAGAAAGCACTCTCGGAGCAGATTGCGGACCGGGACAAGCAGCTCACGGGCCTCAAGAAGAACGCTGGCGACAATCAGGAGCTCAAGAAGCAGATTGAAGCGCTGCAGAAGGCGAACAATGAGCAGAAAGCGGCATTTGACGCGCAGACGAAAGCGCTGCGCATGGATACCGCTATCAAGCTCGCGGTCGCTGACAGCGCGCAGGATGCGGAAATCGTATCCGGGCTGATTGACAAGTCAAAACTCATCCTCGGTGAAGATGGAAAAATCACCGGCCTTGCGGAACAGGTGGACGCACTGAAAAAGGACAAGGCATTTCTTTTCAAGACCGTCCGCACACCGCAGTATGATCCGAACGGCGGGAGCAACCCGCCAGCAACCAATCCATTCAAGAAGGAGTCCTTCAATCTGACGGAACAGGGGCACCTCTTGCGTACGAATCCGGAACAGGCTCGCGCGATGGCAGCCGAAGCCGGGGTAAAGATTTAAGGAGTGAAGACAAATGGCAGGAACGACTTTAGCGGATGTCATCGTACCGGAGCTTTTCAATCCGTACGTGATTAACCGCACGATGGAACTTTCGGCATTGTTCAACAGCGGTATTGTGGCGCACAGCCCGCAGTTCGATAAGCTGGCTTCTGAGGCGGCGCCGCTTCACAATATGCCGTTCTTTGAGGACCTGCAGGGCAGTTCCGAGGCAATCCTCGAGGGCAAGGACCTGACGGCCAACAAAATCACGAGCAATAAGGACGTATCAACGACCATCCGCCGTGCGATGATGTGGAGCGCTACGGACCTCTCGGCCGCCCTCGCAGGTTCGGACCCGATGGAAGCCATCGGCAGCCTCGTTGCTGGTTTCTGGGCGCGTGATATGCAGAAAGAGCTCATCAACGAGCTCAACGGCGTATTTGCGGCCGACACGATGAAGAACCACGTTCTCGATATCTCGAAGAATACGGGCAAGGCGGCCAACATCTCGGCATCCTCGTTCATCGACGCGCTGCAGCTTCTCGGTGATGCACAGGCGAACCTCACGGCCGTCGCGATGCACTCGGCTGTCAAGAGCTACCTCAAGAAGCAGAATCTCATCGTTACGGAGCGCGACTCGACGAGCGTAGAGTTCGATACGTATCAGGGCCGCCGCGTCATCGTCGATGATGGGTGCCCGGTGACGGATGGCGTTTACACGACGTACCTCTTCGGGCAGGGCGCTGTGGCATATGGCAACGGCAACCCGGTCGGCTTCGTCCAGACGGAAGTAGACCGCGACAAGAAGAAGGGCTCGGGCGTTGATTATCTCATCAACCGCCGCACGTTCATCCTCCATCCGCGCGGAGTCGCATTCCAGAACGCGGTACGCGCCAACGCGGAGAATGTTACGCGTGAGGAGCTCGCCAACGCGACGAACTGGAAGCGCGTCTATGAAGAGAAGCAGATCCGCATGGTGGCATTCAAGCACAAAATCAGCTGAGGCGGTGTGACAGATGGACAGTGAATCGTACTGGGAAAAGCGCATGGAAGAGCTCGAGCAGCATTGGTATGACAAAGGACGCCAGACCATCGAGCAAGAGCTCACGGAACTCTATGAGGACGCGCTCGAGGGCATCCAGGACGATATCGCTGTTCTTTATGGGCGCTTTGCGAAGGATAATAACCTGAGCATCGGCGATGCGATGGCGCTCTTGCAAGGCCGTGAGTATCGGAAATGGCGCAAGTCCATCGAGGAATACGTCAAAGAGATCAACGAGACCGGCGATAAGGGCCTCGAGCGTGAGCTCAACACGCTCGCCATGCGCAGCCGCATCACAAGGCTCGATAAGCTCTATGCTGAGGTGCTGATGGCGCTTGATGCGCTCGGCAGAAAGGCCGATAAGGCCATGACGGCATACCTTACGGATGCGTATCAGGACGGCTATTATCACAGTCTCAAACTTCGCAGGTGCGTAAGCGCCTGTGAGCCTTGAAAAATCAATATTTAT